CAGCGGAAAATTGCTGCGCTAATCGGGCCTGCGAGTTATTTCAAGATAGAGCCCTGGTTTGGATGGGGACCGGGTGCGACGTACGAGATTCCTCGGCGACGTGCCTTTGTCGATACGAAGATGTCAGAACTACCGTTCGCAGTAACACCGAAAGCAGATCGGTTATTTAGGTCTGTTTTAGGAGATGATCTTCATTGGTCATCTGCAGTCGGTCCGGCGCTAACGACGAAAGTCGAGGCGTGCAGGATCGAAGCTGTTCCTAAAAATGCGAAAACCCATCGCATCATTGCGATTGAACCGAGAGCCAACTCATTCCTTCAAAAAGGAGTGGGAGGGTACTTTCGTAGTAGATTGAAACGGGTTGGTATCGATCTGGATGACCAGAGCCGGAACCAAAGAGGCGCTCGACGCGCTTATGAGGCCGGCCTTGCTACGCTTGATCTTAAAGCGGCAAGTGATACCGTCGCGAAGGAGGTCGTTTACGAACTCCTTCCTCTGGAGTGGGCAATGCTTCTTGACGATCTCCGATCGCCGCTGGCAGAAATGCCAGACGGTTCTAAGAGGTCTTTAGAGAAGTTTTCGTCGATGGGGAACGGGTTCACCTTTGAACTCGAGTCCTTGATCTTCTGGGCTGTGGTAAGCTCAGTAGTCGACATGCTAACTCCAGGCGGCGAGGTTCTGATCTACGGAGACGACATCATCTGTCCGCGGGAAACCGCGACGCAGGTGATCGAGTGCTTGGCCTTCTTGGGTTTCCAGATAAACAACGAGAAATCGTTTATTGAAGGAAATTTCTTTGAAAGCTGCGGCAAACACTTCTTCCAAGGGAAGGAGGTTACTCCTATCTATCAGAAAGAGGTCATCGAGTGCGAAGTTGAGTTGCTTCGACTCGGAAATCGGCTCATTAGATACGCTTATTCCAGAAGCTCTGGAAATTCACTCCTTGAGTGGACTTCTTCGGCCTGGGAAACTGTGTATCGAAGAGCTACCTGGTCAAAGTACTTCCAGTTGCCTTTGGGCACGCTGGGAGACGATGGTTGGGTAGTCCCTGCGGACCGATTCTTTGCTCGACGCCAGGACGTGAGTCTTGGATTGTCTTGCAAGGTAATGACCTTCATCTCGCGTAGCCTCCCGGCGCGCGAAGATGTCTTGCTGGCATGGACCCTCCGGAAACTCGCAGGACCATTCCCTCGTCTTGAGAAAGACGTGGAAGAAAGAATGGTTAGCGATATCCCGGGTCCCGTGATGCGGCCTGGTAAGAGCCCAATGTCGTCCCGTGAAAACGGTCGGCAGGAAGCTCGAATCCAGGTTGACGCCACATCACACGTACCTGCTGCGGGTACGCGCTGGGTAATGCCCAGCTGGGAGTTCTCTCTAAGCTTCTGAACGATAGCTAGAGTGGTGGGGGCCGTCTGCCCTGTAAAGAGG